GTTATCTGGCGAGCCATCTTTGCTAGAAAATGAAGTATTGCCAGAAATAGGGGATAGAACGCCAGAAGCACCCCATTGCTGAGATGATGGGCGGTTATATACGAAGTAATTGTCAACAATGTCACAAGTCTCACCCCCTGTGAACGCACCATCGCTTGATGGCAAAACAGTCCAATTAAGGGCGTACATCGTGATGGATGCGATTGTCTGTGAGTTATTTACTGTGTAAGTTCCTGCGCCACCCGTACCCGTTCCTAACGCAGTAATGATGGTTTGAGTCGTGATGCCAGCGCCTTGGATGGTCTGACCAACATACAAAGTACCGCTAGTTACCGAAGCAACAGTTAGGGTAGTTCCAGTTATGGCGGCAGTAACAATAGCGCCAGGACTTGATGTGTACATCTGGCTAGAAGCGATGGTTTGCGATAGCCCAAGGGTATATGTACCCGTTCCACCGCTACCGCTTCCTAGAGCCGTTATAACTGTCTCTTGAAGTGCGCCAACAGCAAAGAAGTGTTGACCAACCGCAAGCGTTCCAGACTTAATCGAAGTAACAGTTAATGTAGTGCCAGACACCACACCCGTGAACACAGCCGCGGTCACAGTAGCAATACGCCATGTGTATCGATATGTGCCATCTACGATATAAGCGTTGATGCCGTTGTCAGAAATAGTGACTCGACCCGTTGATGTGTTGAGTTCACCAATCATGGTGGGGGTTAGTACATTGTTAAAAACATACACATACGCACCGCAAACCACCAACATCCGAGTGCCACCCGAAAGTGTCCGCATACCACGGACTTCTTGTTGGTTGGGCAAAATGGCTTTAATCGTCAGACCTGGCGTTGGATATAGCGCCACCACCCCTCGTTCACCGGCTTGTTTAGTTGGGTCAATTTCGGGAAGAAAGTTTATACACTCATTCGAGTCTTGGTAAACCGAAGTTGCTGGGTAAGAAGGGCCAACAAAGCCAAAGTCTGCCATTTAGACAAAGCCCCCAGTAAGAATCCAACCAGCGTCTTTTGCGCGTGTGTTCATCAACGCGTCTGGGTATCTTGCTACTTGCAACGGACTCATGTTGTTGCGTTTTAAGGTCGCTTTGGCTTGTGCAGCATAGGCGTTAATCATAGATATTTGGACTTGTGAGGCTTTGCCATACATAGGCATCAAACGCTCGGCTAGACACCATCTGAGCGCCATTGAGTAGCCTTGTGGCAACACGATGTTGTCGTACAAAGTGCCATATCTGCTAAAAATGGTGTTTGCAAACAAGTGCATCTCGCCCTGAGAAGGGTTTGGCCACACAAACAAATTACCCGTATCAGCGCCAGGATTGAAATAAATCGCCTTTGGCCACGGGCCATTCAGCGTCTTTAAGCCAATCATTTCGTAGTCTTGCAAGGCAAGCACAGAAATGGGGTAGTCCAAACCACCATTGAGGATGGGTTGACCATTGGATGTGGTGTTAATACGCACAAAGGCAGAGTTAATCTGTAATGGTTTCTCGTAGTAAGCGGTTATTGTGGTCGAGGATACTGTCTGACTGAAGTTTAGTTTGTATGTTCCAACTTCGTTGACATTACCGCCAGCGCCCGTCAGAAAGTCAACAATCTTTGTTCCAGAGGTGATACCCGTACCACTAAGGGTTTGCCCTTGTGCCACAGCGCCAGAGCCAATAGCGGTAACAGTAAGCACATCACCAGTAATTGAGCCTGTAAAAGACGCACCAATGAAGTTAGCGGTGGAAGCGACTGGGCCAATCGTGTACTGGGTCTGACCGGCTATGACTGGGAAAATAATCTCAGTCACATTGAAAACCATCATGTCCTCATTTGACCATTGGTCTATAAGGTCATTAAGCATATCAAAAGCATCTGTGGCAGCTTCCGAGGTCGGTGTTTCACCCGCCTCTAGTGCGCCTATGTCTTTTAATGCTCTGCTGATAATGTCGATTGGCTGAGTCATGGTTTATCCCAAATTTGGCGTAAAAACTTGTGGAAGCCATGGTGGAATAACCTTCTGTTTCTCTAAGGCTATTACCTGCTCTTCTAGGCGTGATTCTATTATATTTTTGGCTTCTCGTATAGAGTCAGCCTTCACCCAAGCAATGACATCTTCCTCTGTAACTTCTTCAAATGGCTTACGCAGAACGGGGTCACCAAACTTCCAATAGCCTTCGGTTTCTACTGATGTGTCTAACTTTGTGGCTACTACGCTGTATTTAACTTCTGTAATCAATCCGTCAGTAGAGTCTATATCGTGTATTTTCCATGTGTGAGTAATCATATTAACCCTTTGGATATTTAGCCTTAACCGCTTGGCAGTCGGCTATGTATTTGTTAATCTGTGTTTGGTCACCTTTGGCTACGCCATCCAAATAGTCAGTCATGGGGGGATATTCCGCTTGGCGTTTGGCTATGTAGGCATGAGCATCAATGTAGGCTTGAACTGCTGTTTCGTCATACGCTACAGGATTACCTTGAGCATCAAAAGCATCGTTATCACGAATTACCGCAACATTTGGATATAACGCAATAATTGCTTGGTGGTCTATCATGCGGCAATCTCCATCACAGTAATAGTTGATGTTGTGGCAAAAGCAGAGTCTGATGGCCTTTTATTTACTGAGGCATTTGCATCTGTATACATTTGTAGTTTGTATGTAGTTGCCGATGTGGTTGCTGGAGAATCCAGATAATTAAATGATGGTGTCATCATGTAATTTGCATTGCCAATACAAGAAGTAATAAATGTTGAATTATTACTACCGCCACTACCAACACCAAGTGTGGTTGAATTTCTTACCAAATTAAACTGAGCAATGCTAACTGCTGATACAGGAAGTGAAACAGTAATATAAATCTTGCTAGTAGAACTTGATGGAGTAATGCTAACGCTTAATCCTGTTACATCTGTTGGTGTAGTTGAATTTACTGTTGTGGTAGATGAAGTATTTGCACTCACCACTTGCAACACCCTACCAGAAGATGCTTGCACCGCAGAAGCACTACCTGCTACTACTGGGAATGTGATACCAGCCGTTCCATCAATGATTACAGTCATGCTTGCCCCTTTGGATACTTGGTTTTGACTGCCATTACTTTAGCCAGCATTTCTGTTTGAGCATCTCCACCTTTCCATAGTGCGTCTAGTTGGTCACCAATAGATGGGTACTCTGATTGTCTTTTACTTATGTATGAATGTGAATCTATATATGACTGTATAACTGTTTCGTCATAGGTAACGGGGTTGCCATTAGCGTCAAAAGCATCGTCACCACGAATAGTAACGATAGATGGATGCGTTGCAATAATTGCATTATTTTTGTTCATGCCGCTATCTCCATGAGAGTCATTGTTGCAAAAGATGCAGTAGGAACAGTCAACGAACCACTACTTACGCTAATTTGCATTTTGTATGTTGTTGCGCTTGTTGTTGCTGGAGAATCTAGATATGTATAACAATTTTGGGCAGGGAAAAAATCGTTCCAAGTATTAACGCCAAAATTTATTCCAAGTCTTGAACTAGTTAATTGTGTTGACCCACGAATAATGTAGAAATACATATCACCATTAGCAGATGAGCCAACCCTAGCACATTGACCATTAGAAGACATAAATACCAAAATTTTGCTTGAGGAATTTGTTGGCGTAATGGTTGCAGACAAAGCGGTGTCTACTGGACTTGCAGAAGTTGTGGTTGTTGTGGTTGTTGTGTAACTATTTACCACTTGCAACACAGACCCCGTAGGCATGGATGCTTTGGCAAATTTATTTGTTGTTGTAATGTTCTGACTTGCATCAATACTTAGAGCAGTAGTGCCAGCAGTTTGTAGTGCTAATACGCCAGAGTTGTCACTAGTAGCAATAAAGCCACCAGCACCAGCAGTTGAGGCATTTAGGGTAGTGGTCATATTAAGTGCCTGAAGTAGATGCTAATAGATAATAAACAGTACCGCCAATATTTATGGCAATTTTATTTGTTACTGTTCCTAATACAGAGGTGGAAACTGCGGTAGAAGCCAAAACATTACCAGTAGCCGCTGGTAGCGTAAGCGTAGTAGAACCAGACACCGCTGGCGCTTGTAGCGTTATCGTTCCGCTTGTGTCTCCAGCAATAATTACTTGACTCATGCTTATCCTTTAAAGAACAACCCAACGCTGTCCAGATGCGACTGTCACTGCTTGACCGCTTGCCACAGTTATCGGGCCTATTGAATGTCCGTTTGTTCCAGAGGCAATGGTGTAACTTGTTGCAACAGTTGAGTTATTCACAAATATTCCATTACTTGCTACTTGTATTGGTGAACTTTGCTCGCCTGTGCTTGGGTTGTATTTTAGTTTGGTAGAACTGACATTCTCAGATGTAATAGAGCCAGATGTGGCGCTTGTAAATGTTAAATAGCGCGTGGCGTTGGTGGTCGTATCGTCTGAAATCGTTATGCCAGAAGATGCCGCAGCTGCCCATGTAGGCACACCAGCCGCTAAAGTAAGGATATAGCCGTTAGTTCCAGCTGCCAAGAAAGTCGTAGCGCCAGAACCCGTTTGGTAAGGCACAGAGCCGTTAGCACCACCCGCGAGGTTTGTTGCTGTGGTTGCACTTGTTGCTGTTGCCGCGTTACCACCAATCGACAGACTAGAAGCCGTACCCGTTAGCCCCGTACCCGCACCGCTAAAAGATGTTGAGGTCAGAACGCCCGTTGACGGGTTGAACTGATACTTTGTCGAAGATACATATTCTGTGCTGACTGTTCCGCTTGTTGCGTTCGCAAACAATGGATAGCGAGTAGCGTTGGTAGTTGTATCGTCACTTAGCGTGATTGACGATGCTGGCGTTGCCCAAGTAGGTGTGCCAGAGCCGTTAGAGGTTAGAACTTGACCACTTGAGCCGACAGTAGTAAATGCGTAAGCAGTACCGCTACCATAGGCAATGCCACCAGCAGTAGGAGTAGCCGTTCCATTTGTACCCCCGTTTGCGATAGCGACTTGGCCAATAATGCCGTTAGACACGACATAAGCATTAGATTGGTTTACATAAATACTGCCATTAGAAGAATTTACATACGCTACAACACCAATTTTTACTGCGTAAGCCGTTGGTGGGTAAGTGTTCATCAGTTGACCCGCAGAATACGGGCTGACATACAAAATATCACCAACAGTAAATGAACTGGTATTTACGCCATTTAAAATGCCGTTAATAACTACATAACCCTCTGAACCTGTTGCAATGGCTTCATTTGTTAAACCAATAGCGTTGCCAGTAGTTTGCGTATCTGCTTTAGCAAGCGCAATTAAAGGGTAAGTAAAACCGCTTGTTGTCGAGGTAATGTAGACAGGCGCACCTTTAGCGATGGTTGAGCCTGTGTTGTTGTAAACCTTTAACTGAGTCTCTTGCCCAATATGAATTGTGTTATTCGTTACATCGTTGTTGTAAGACAGAGCCTTTAGCGTTGTGTCGTACCACAATCTTCCCGATGTGTAAGTAGGCGCAGACGCGGCAGTAAATGTCTCGTAATCGCTGACAGTTGGGCTATTTAGCGTAGCGCCAGTAGCCAAAGCCACCACAGTTCCAGAGCCAGTAGTGCTATACGATGTTCCCCATGCCGAACCCGTTGAATTAGCAATTCCTGTCGCTGGGTAAACCATCGGTGCGGTGTTTGTTATCGTTACCGCGCTAGAGCCGTTGTAACTTGTACCGCTTAGATTTGAGCCAATAGTCAGGCTAAACAGATTAGAGCCTAGCGATACGCCAGAAATCGTGCTGTTTGCTAGTTGTGCATTGGTAATCGTGCCACTTAGGTCAGTCGTTGGAACTGTTGCAGACGCTGTAAAAGCAGTTGTGCCGCTTCCCTTGACATAACCAGTCAAAGTAGTTGCGCCAGTACCGCCATAAGCAACACCGATGGTCGATGCGTTCCAAGTGCCTACTGTGAGCGTTCCAACGCCTGTAATGCCCGTGTATGAGCCAGAAAGGAACGAAGAACCGATAGTTCCCGATGTAATCTGACTGCCAGAAATAGCGATGCTTGTGTTAGTTACCGATGTAACTTGACCACTTGCGTTTGTCGTGATGACTGGAACTGACGAAGCCGAGCCATAAGTGCCTGCTGTGCCTACGGGCGTGATGCTGAATTGGTAGCCAGCAAGCGTTAAACCCGTTCCTGCGGTGTATGTAGCGTTATTTGAGAACTGAACAAAGGTAATCGGTGTAGTTCCGAGCGTTCCACCATCTGTGTTGGTGTCTACCCAAGAAGAACCCGCCCAAACTGTACCAGAAGTGATGAAAAGGTACGCGGCAACGATTTCGTTCCATGTATTTGCATCGGCAGAACGCGCCCACCCAGTTGCAGATGCCAAATAAATGCCGTTTTCAGCACCAGAAGTTTGGTTTTTGACCAAAATTCTCATGCCAACAGTCAATGCGACTGGCCAATCGCCACCACCTTGCGTGGCTAAACCAGAAAGTGTGATGTTTCCAGTTGTTGTGTACTTTGCAGGCTGTTTGAACGACAAACCCTGTGAGGTAGCGTCAACATAAGCCTTGTTTGCTATGTCCGTGTCGTTAGCAGGCGTTGTGTATATCGTGCCTGTGTTTGTTGTGACATTAGTAAATACGCCCGTAGAAGGCGTTGTCGCACCGATAGTAGAAGAATCTATCGTGCTATTGGTGATTGTTAACCCAGATTGGATTGGGTTGACTGTCGCGTAGAACGGCTGACCCTGACCAATAAAAGTCTGAAAAACCCCGTCAACAGTAAAGTACGCTTGAACGGGAAGTAAGTTTTGTATGACAGTATTGGCAGGGTTAGCCATAGCGCCCCTTTAAGATTGGTCAGCGGCGGGAGTTACATACAAGATGCCAGCAGTTCCAGAATTGGATTTAGCCGTCAAATAATATGGTGTAGTTGGCGTTGCAATAATCATTGCGCTTGTCATGCCTGCGGGCAAAACGAAGTCACCATTAGTGCCATCCGTGGGAAACACGGGTGCGCCAGGGTCTGTTGGACCCCACTTCACAGCAATAGGGGCGGCACCCGTATTGAGAAATGAAGTGTAGTTAATCTGGTCATTTGTGTTGTCATCAATCAAAACTGCCGAATGTGCGGTAGAAGTGACCGACAACGCTACTGTTTGACCAGCGTTGCGTTGTACTGTTGAGCCAGCCATGGTTTAAGCCGCGTTAGTAGCGATTGGTGCGCCTTCAACGCGATGCACTTTGATGTAATAAACACCAGCAGCAGGCGTGATTGCAGTAGCACCACCAGATGTATTCTGGAACTGTAACTGCAAGGTGTTATCT